CTTACCAGTGTAAAGCGGTACGTAAGTGAACAAGCGTCTGTTCTCATACTGACCTTCTGAGATTCTAAGCTGAACCTTGTACTGAGGCTTGCCTGCATTGTCGCCACTCTTGACCTCGGTCGGAGTAACGTCGAATACAGTTGTGCTGTAAGTTCCTGCTGGAACTGGCTCATACGAAGACTGCTGAGAAAGGTCCTCTGGATTGATATTAATGATTGTCATTGTTATTTGGTACCTCCATTTATTTTGTCGATGATTTTCTTCATACTTGGGTCAACCAATCGACTTGGTAGACCAAAGCGGTTTCCTGACACAAGGCGGTCAGAAGATTGCATGTACATTACTCGATGGATTTCTCCTTGCTCATCTGACTCTGCGGTCATGTAAGCAATGATATCTGGAATCGCAGGCAGGGTGTTCTTTGCAGAACCCGGTAGCATTGGAACAGTCTTAACCGCTCCAGTCTGGTCATCCTTTTCATCTTGTGCGTGAGCAACGAGTATAGCAAGGAATGGAGAAGAGTGCAACTTGCGTGTCATGTCTGTTACCCACTCCTTCAAGTCACCCCACTTACCAAACTTGTTATTACGGTTCTCTGGCTTCTCGCCAAAAAACTTTTCTGCTCTGTCCATGGCGACACCTAGTGTGTCAATGACCACAGTCTTATACTTGTGCTTCTGAGTGATCAATGCGTTTATAGCATTTTCCATCTCAGTGTGCGACTTGATCTCGATTACATCTACATCTTTCCAGTCACGAGCAATAGCTGAAGAGCCACCCTCGGTGTCCAAGATCAATACAGGTGATAGCTCAGCAACTTCTGCTGACGATGCCGCAAACCAAGACTTACCTCGCTTTGGGTCACCATAAACCAAGATGGTCTTAGGTGAATTGAGTTGATGTGCTTTTTTAATGAACTGCTCAAACGGCAGTTTTGGGAATTCGCTCATTTCTTTTACTTCCTCCTTAGGGAATTTAGTATAACATATTTAATTACAGTATTAAACTAGTCCGGTTTGCTCACAGCTAAAACAACCCTGAGCACCCTGTAACCTCTATAGATCCCTCGTGTGAGGGATACTGACATTATTATAAGCAGTGCCCACATAAGCCAGTCGCTTTCCACCTCTCCAGCGGAAAGAAACATTACTGATACAAAGCCCAGCCTGAAGGCAAAGCCAAGAATAACGCTTGATACTATTAAAGTTCTAGCCCGCATCAAGAACCTTACAGTTAAAGCAGTTCTCCTCGCGCTGGAATGCCTCGAGATCTTTACCACCCTGCAGTTCTTCCCAGATACGTTCTAGTCTTTTCCACATTGACCTAGCAAACTCTTCATCATAATCAAAGGTGTAGCTCCAGACATCCGGGTCGTAAGTTCCATCACGATTGATAAACACTAGTGAGCAAGCGTCGATCTTTGTGCCACCTTTGTTTAATCCCCAAGCATAAATCTGAGCCTGAGCATAATATTTTTTAAGGTTGTAGGTAGAGTCTGAATCTTGAGATAATCCATGAATCACATTCTGTAGCTTCTTGGACTTGTCCCTCTTGCTAGTCTTCCAGTCCACAAGGTGATTACCCTCAACCAAAACTAGGTCCGGCTTAGACTTGATGATTCCATAGCCAGCAAGCTCACCTAGCACAATAGTCTCCTCGACTAAAGCACCCTTGAACTCTGGATACAGTTCTGTGTCTACTACCTCAATACGTTTTTCTAGAAACTCGTGAGTAGCAGTTCCTATCTTAGCTCCAAGCCAATACTTAAACTCACCACCATGAACACCCTTCAGCTTTTTAGCTAGGTGATACTCACAAGGATCTGAGAAGTCGGAAGCTCCTACTTTTACTTGCTTGTCTCTAGCAGACTCTTGCTTGAACAAGCCAAGTGTTAGCTCTTTGATTCTTGAATCGGTTATCATTTATCCTCCTTGGATAATTCTATTTCTCAGGCCACTTCTTGTCAAGCACCATTAAACCAATTGCGCTGTAGTTCATCATATCTATGAAACTATCACGCAAGCTTTCGTTCTCTGGGTCTTTACCGGAGTCAATCAAGTGATTGATTCTAGCAAGCTTATCGTGCATCCTAACCCGAAGGCCGTTCACTGGCCCACCCGGAGCACCGCCTATGTTAGCTGGTCCATAGTCTTTGTGTTTTTTTATTAGCAACTCTTCTGCTTCTGTAAATACCACAGAAAGATCTTCTTCAAAATTTTTCAAAATAACCTATCCTCATTGTCGATGGTGCTAAAATCAATACCGCCCCAAACACCATATCTTTCATTGTTTGCTACGGCAAAGTCATAACACTGTTTTAGTATTGGGCAACCATAACACAGCGCCTCAATGTCGTCCTCACTTAGGAATCTATTGTATACAACCCCATCTTCTTTTTCTACCTCCACACCAGCGCCATCGTAATCCATATAGAAGTATGGATTATTCAAGCAAGGGTAGTGAGGGTTTTCTTCTTGTGCTTTTTGCAGTGCCATCCACTCCGGCATAGCGTCTTTAGACACGCCGTAGTAATTAGCTCCGTCAAAACTGTCCAGAGTTCCTCTGGGTGGAACAGCTCTCTTAAGCTTTGACGGCCTCATCTTTGTCCTCCAGTAATCTAATGTAACCTCTTTTATAAGCCTCAATAATTCTAGGCGTTAGGTAAACCAGTTGCTCTCTTACCTCGCAGGTGTTACACCCGCAAAAAATCTCATCTGATTCAGTGGCAAAGTGATCATCAACATCTATGCTTTCAAAACAAGCAAAGATATATTCACTAAAGTCTCGCTCAATATTCTTAGCCCACTCATCATTAAGAATTTCAAACTTCATTACTTTTCCTTTGGTGGCTCAAAAGCTAGTCGAGTAATTTCTTCGGCTGCAAGTAAAACGGCAACAGGAGCTGCAGCTGTGATGATCACACCAATCCAAGCTCTAAAGTCTGTGAACTCTCCGTTCCAAAACGATAGCGTGTGGGCCACGTTAGCAACAACCGAGATACCAGCAAAAGCAATCAAGCCCATTACTGTTCTCCAAACTGATTCCCCTCTGGCTTTGAATACAACCAAGGCAATCGTGTAGGCTAAAATTGCGGCATCTATAAATAGCGCAGGCAACCACTGAATAACTTGTGGGATTCCGGTCCACTCTGACACGTCATAGATACCAGTAAAGGACACGATGAAGGAGCTAATCATAAGGATTGCTACTAGAATAACCGCTGTAGCGAGAACCGGAATTGAGTCCGGGTTAAGTCTCACTGATTTTTTTTCTGGAACTATTACAATTTCTTTTTCTTCCATAATCTCAACTTCCTTAAAGTTATGTTTACGTTCGTCATACTCAACTGGTTTAGCTGGTCCAAAGTCAACCACTTCATTCCTCATTTCTCATAATCCTTAATAAACCCTCGACGACTTCTTGGTCCCAGACTGTGCCTTTATTGTAAAACTCAGCCACCTCAATTGCCTTGGCAAGCTGTCTCTTGGCGTTTTCACCTTCTAGGTAGATGGCATAATCTTTTGGAGTGTATGTTGGTGGGCTTAGTTTATTGTCTACTACCCATTGATTATACTCCTCCAAGAGGCTAATGTCAATCTTAGTGTCGATCTCTATAACCTCTCCGGTTAGCATATCTACTACTTCATACTTATTCATACTGGCTTGCCTCAATTAGAAGACTCTTGTGAGTGTGGATTTTTCCGTAATTATATCTAGCATACCCAGAGCCATCATTTTGATAGCTTGCTGTAGCCGTAGCTCCACAAGGACAGTCACCATCTAACTTGTGACTAATGGTTAGCTCTACTACTGAACCGTTTTCTATTCTATTTTCTACTGCCATTTTATTCCTCATCCTCCACGTGAATAATAGTTATTTCTTTAGTGTGTGTATCTCTGGCGCAATTGGGGCAGGTGTCGTGATCTGTTTCATCAAAGCTCTCACTACACCAAAAGCATTCAGTCATTTATTTTCTCCATTATCTCTGAGATCAAAACAGTCTCCCAGACCTCACCTTGATTTTTAATTAGTTTGATAATTCTTTGACGCTCCATGCTCATACCAATAAACAATATTTCACGTTGCCCATCAGTCATTTGTGCGATGTCATACTTACTCAACAATTTTCTCCTTTTAGTCTTGCTGACTATCTTTCCAAGCTTCATACATTTCGTCGCAAACACAATCACAACGTGACTCACACACACCACAACCGTGATGAAGTGAATCGCAAACGCATTCTTCTTCGCAGTCTATCGACTCGCAACAAGCATCTATGTCTGAATAATAACTCACTACTGCTCCTTTCGTAAACTCTCGTTCATCTGTAGTTGTTTACTAACCAGCCTTGAGAGCTGACCTTCGTCGTAAGTATCCTCAGCGATAATCTCGTAGGATATTACGGACTTCCTTTGACCTCTTCTATCTAATCTACCAGAAGCCTGCTCATTTAGCAAGCCATTGTCATCCTTAGATAGCCAGACCACCACGTTAGAGGCTTCTTGTAAGCCGTCAGTGCCCTCACCTACAGCTGAGATTACCGCGACAATAAACTGTATGTCTCCGGCTATAAAAGCTTCCAGAGCCTTGTCTCGGGCCGTCTGAGGTGAAGCCCCGGACCACTCGAAGGCTGTGTGACCAGCTTTTTGTAGCCTCTTGGTTGTGACGCTGGCAAACTTCTGGCTGTGGGTTAGGATAAGCATCTGCTCACCGCTTGGATGATCCTCGATGATACTGAATAACTCATTTAGTTTTGATGACTTACAATCCTCAGCAAAATCTACCACGCCCTCATCATTGATGATTGGAACGCCCAAAGTAATTTGCCTAAGCCTAACCCTAGTAGCCACGGGGACTTGAACTGCCAGCGGATTCTCTCCAAGCCACACAAAAAGATCTTGCTCTAGCTTCTTGTAAATCTTAGACTGCTCAGCACTCAAGTCGACTGTTCTAACCTCAGTTTGAATAGCTGGGAGCTCGTGGTCGATACCTCTGGGGTGAAACTCACAACACTTATCTCTCTTCAAGTGACGGATATAGCAGGGAACGCTATCCACAATAGCTCCCGGGTAAGCCTCACCAGACACGACCTTGCCAGCAAAGTGGTCCACCCTTGTCTCACAGTAAGAGCCCACCCAGTTCCAGAAGGAACGACCAGCAACCTCTGGATAGACCCAGCGAATCACCGACCAGAAACCCTCTATCTTGTTACCAGCAATCGTTCCAGACATACCGATACGACGCTTAGCTTTTAGGGTGTGTAACATTTTTGCGGTGTTGCTCTTGCGATTAGAAGCCCGGTGAACCTCATCAAAGATCGCAAGCTCTGGGATAATTCCAATCCAATGTATCTTTCTAAAAAACTCTGGGCTGACGATATACCAACCAGCCACACCCTTTTCTAGATTCATAAAAGCTCGCTTACCATCCTTGGTGCTGTTGATGTAGCTGACCACAGCGTCCGGAATCTGCCTCTCTATGGTTTGTTGCCAAGCTCGTTTGTGTGTGCCCTTAGGAGCGATGACCAAGTTAGTAGTGGTGTTCATCCTATTAGCCACCTCAATAGCTATCAGGGTTTTTCCACCACCAACTTGAGTCGCCACAATACCAGTGCCGTCATTTTTTATCAGCTTATCTATATCCATTTCCTGATAGGCAAACGGCACTAGTGGGTCGAGCTTTATCATTTACCTATCTGCTTCCCAATAGTTCTGATGCTCAGCAAAGTTATAGTTATACTCTTGCGCTCCTTGTGATGATTGAATCTTGTCGGAAGCCTTATTCATAAGTAGTAAAACTCCAAGCAGGCTTAGAGACAAGCCTATAAACATCACGCCAATAATTATAAAGATATCACTAAGAAACACTTGCGATGATCTCCTCTGCGTAGTTGTCTCGGTAAACTGCTGGCACAACCGATGGGTCACCCTCGACAAAGACAATCTCATTGCTGTAATCGTCAAAGATAATCTCAGCGTGGCCCCGGATGTTTCCGACACCGATACCAAACACCTCGAGTGTGTAGTTACCATTGGGTAGCCTAGTCAAAGACCATTTACCAATTGAACTGTCAGAGATATCCGGCTTGATAACCGCATCCTCTGTCTCGGCCAAGATCTCCTGAACTGTCCTGTAGTTGCTTGTTCCAATTGCCTTACCGAGATGAGTGCGTGGCACTCCAGCTTCTTCAGCAAGCCTAAGAGCAATGTCTCTCTCAGCCTTGTATGAAGATAACCTCTCGATGAGTTCCTCTTTTAGCTCAGCCTCGATGGTTAGCTTAGCAATCTGATACGCCCTGTGCTTTTCAGTCAGGGTGTCAAGTGTTTGCTTTGCGTGTTGATTTAGTCTAGTCAAGTTGTTCTACCTCTCCTTCTGCCACGACAGTTTTTACTGCCACGCCCTCTACTATGCCTATTGTTAGGGACGTGTATTCCCTTGTAAGGATTGCCAGTTCCCTTGTGTCAATCTGGGTGTCACCTTCGGTCCAAACCTCCAACACGTGAGTGTGCTGGTCGATTGGATACCACTTGTAGCCATCTAGATTAGGTTCGTCTGACATAAACCTACCCTCTTCTCGGGCTGGTCCTGCGAGATTGATTACCTCGTCAGCTTCTCCTGTGATTATATATTTCATAGTGCCTCCTACTTTTTCTTGGTAAATCGTAATTGTGTTTTGATGAATATCGCCATAAAATTTCTCAGGGTAATTTTATCTTTTTGGGTTGCTAGATAAGCATAATACAACTGCTCCTGATTTAGATTTCGGTTTGGGTCTAGGTAGTCTGCTGACTTAGCCATTATTCTCCATCTCGTAATTCGGTAGCGACTTTAAGAAGGCCTTGATTCTTTCTGGCGTATTGTCTTTGTTGTAAACTTCACCATAGTCCCTCCATTCGTCGTAGTCGGTCAGAGGGTAGTGGTTTACCCAAAGATCGTCGAGTAGAAACTCGATTTCTTTGACATCTTCCGGATACTTGAACTCTAAGTGATGAAAGTTGCGAGTATTCATCTGAATATCTCCGTCAGGAGCTATCTCCCACTCGTAAGCGGTTAGATGTAGTGTATTTTCATCCGGGCCCCAGATATTTAGGTCGTAGTCCGTGTTCACTACACTACCTCCTGAGAGATTAGCTTTGATACTGGTTTCACTTGTAATACTCCTTCTTTTTCGCTTGCTTTTAGTGTTGGTGTTACAGACTTGGCAAGCAATTCCGCTGTCGGTCTGTTGTGTGCCTCTACGAGCACTGTGTGAGTAATTTGGACTATATACATTGTCATTTTGACTCCTTTTCCAGATAATCCAATCTTGTAGCTATTCTGCTCAGCTTTTTGAGGGCAGTTTGTAATGAATTATACGCCTCTCTCATTGCTCTGTCAAGTGCTATGGACTTCTTTTCATCTAACCCGAGCTCCGGGTCGGTCAAGTCCCACTCTCCATATACACAGTCTGAAACTAGGTCGAAACCCTGTTCGTCTAGCTCATCTACTATTAGATTTACCAGATTGTCCCTAAAACCTTGTGGCCTCACTACGAGCCTCCTTTTCCTGTTCGTGTAGTAGGTTAGCAACCCTTAGCATAAACTCGCTAGGGGTCATCTCAAGGCTCTTCGTGACCACATCTAGTAGCTCACTCGAGATCTCCTTGTGTCCTCGCTCGACCTCTGACAGGTGAGCGTATGAGATATACGGATTCACCTCTCGAAGGGTCAATCTTAGTTCTTTACGGCGTTGCCTGATAATGTGCCCTATGGCAATCTTGGTTTTCACTAGAAGCCCAGCCCATCTCTTAGGTCAAGGTAAATCTCCTCTAGCTGTCCCTTGGTAGGGCCGTCAGAGCTGTCTAGCAAGAACCTAAGCCTAGAGAGCGTGTCCGGGACTTCGTGCCATTGAGCAAGGCTAAGGCCCTGCTCCTTGTCAACTGCCCATTTTGCGTTTATTGCTAGGTCTAGCTTCAGTGAGTCTGGCTCAGAGTCCATAGCCTCAAAGAAACTTACCGGAAAATCGCTCACCCTGATTATGGCAAACTCTTCCTCGCGGATTACTCCCCACGAGCCGTCTTTTGATACAAACATTCTCATTATTTCCCTCCTAATGGAAACACGCTAAATAAGTTGACATCACTGTTATCCCAGTCAACCTCTCCGTCTTTGTCGAGAACCGCTCCGGCCTTGACATACATTTCGCTTGTAAGGTATTGAGGGCTATCGTTACAATATCCATCCTTGTAGAACGCCTCACCGATAAAGCTCATACCCTCTTCGTAATACCTGTGGTAGATCTCGAGTGTTGGATACTTCTCGCTAAAGGTAGTCCAGAACTCACAGTTAGGACTCCACGCTGTGTTGAATCCTAGACCGATACTATCTTCCTCGGAGTCAAAGTAGTCTACATCCATATCCCACTTTGTTCCCCAGTTTTTGATAGACCAGTCATACCAGTTAGGCTTGTCGTGAGGAGCTGTTGTGTCTCTGAGCTCCTCTGGGATAGGAACAAAGTCGTTCATCCGGAACTTGCCGTCTCCACTGTCTTTGTTTTTTGCGACCTCCAGAACCTGCTTAATGGACTCCTTGTCTCCTACGATATCTATTTCATTGATACACCAATTTGGCATTATACTTCCTCTCCGTCTGTTCTGTAAAGGCTGTCTTTTTCTGCGACAACCTTGAATTGCTTATCCCTGATTAGGGCATAGTTTTTGTATCTAAGGTCCTCAGTGTTTAGGTCTCCGTTCTCGAGACCATCCATAAGACCCTCCGCACTCCACCTGTCGTCAGACTCAAAGATTATTTCGTAGCGTTGAATTTCCTCGTAAAAGAATCCGTATTCTGGCATTATTTAGCACCACAATTTCCGCAGTCGCACTTGTGCGTGAGCAAGCTTCTGTCAGCCTCGGGTCTACTGAATACGCTTGTGCCATAGGTAAGGTCGTGACCTGCCGTAGTTGCCAAGATCTCGACACTTGTGCCTGTGCGCTCGCCATTGTCCCAGTCTCTAATCTTTAGTTCACCGGAAACGATTATCCGGTCTCCCTTGTTGAGTGAAGTGTTGGCGTTGGTCGCACTTGGGCCTGTGAGGGTGACTGTATACCAGTTCGTGTAATCTTCGTTACCAGCACTCTCTGAGGCCAAACGGAAGCTTAGGATACCTAAGCCCTCGAAGGTAACTAGATACCTTGGGGTCGTGGCTACGAGCCCAGATGTGGTGATTTGCTGTTTCATTATTTGCTCTCCTTTGTCTTGATTTTTTGTAGTGTTGCCTTCTCAGCATATATCTCATCTAGCGGAATAGCAACTTTTCCGGCTAGTGTTTCTAGGTAATAGGACTTCTCGTTAGCGTCGTGCGCCTTCTGCTTTTCCTTCTTGTCGAGTAAGTCTCTGGCAATCAATCCCAGAAGGCTAGCTCGGTCATAGAGGGCTTCCTCTACTACCAGAAGCTCTTGCTCTGAGAAGTAAACTGGGTATAACTTTTCTTGCTTCATTTTGATTCTCCTTAGGTTTTTGATGTTGGTGTTAGCATTGAATATGTAAAAATGGATTACATATGTAAAGCCTATTTTGTTATGTGTTATTTATTTTTTTCAAAAAAATAGCTTTTTATTTCGTAAAAAAAATAGTGTTTCGCAATGTTGAGTTTTATTTTGAGGGTCAAAAGCATTATATATGTCAAGAAACTTTACATATGTAATGATTTTAGGGGGTGTTTTTGGGTCTCTCTCTCCCTTAGTATTATATATTATAATAATATATATTAGATAATATAAAGAGAGAGCCAGACCTAATTTTTATACTCCCAATCCTCGAATGACATCTGATAAT